TAGTTGAACACTACCTAACACCTCATTAAAATTATTCAACAAAGATTTACATAAGCGAATTAGAGGGCTAATATTAAATAGGAGATTACATAGGAGAACTATGATATATCAAGTACAGAGTCTAAGTTTATATGGAGTAAATATGAACTGGGAGTTTGATAACAAGCATGATGCGTTATGCAAAGTAAGAGAACTCAAAGACTTAGGAGGTATGTTTATAGTCAAGATTGTTGAACTAGAACAGTCTAACTAGAACAGACCAGGACAAGAAGGAGGAATAAGATGACTGCACCACGCAGTAAGGATAGTAATATTTTTAGTCAACCAAAGTTGCTAAAGACTTGGGCTATTCAGTTAGCAAATAATTTAGGAGGACAGAAAGTTGAGAAGACTAAAGTTCTAACTAAGTTAGATGGAGAAAAAGTAAATGCGTTGCTTAACATATTTGCTAAAGATTATGATGAGCAAATTAAAAACGCTAAGAGCGAACAAGAGGAGGAATAATGGTTTGTATTTATTGCGAACAAAAAATGGAATACATAGATGACTTAGAAATATGTCATGAATGTTATTGCAGAACAAGAGATGTAGAAGATGAGTTAGCAATAGCTAGATTAGTAGGAGTATTGGAGGAATAATGGTATTTCAAATAATAGATGGAGTTCCATATTCAAATGGAATAGAGTTAGAAGAAAAAAGATTAGGTAGTTTAAGCGAAGCACGATTGTTAGAAAGATTGTCAGACCTAGCTACTATAATTGATAACAAACAATTTACATTAAATAGATTAATGAAACAACGAGCAGGTTTTGTTAAGTTTTGTTTTGACAATGGAGTTAGTGCGATTGATATTGCAAAAACTTTAAAGATGACAAGACAAAGAGTATATAAAATTATTGAATCAATAGAGGAGGAAGAATAATGGCTAAGTTTAACTTAGAAAATTACGAAACAGTAGAAGATAGATTAAAAGCATTTTGGAAAGATTATCCTGATGGAAGAATTGAAACAGACATAATCCATATTACGCAAGATGGAACTTGTGTAACAGTTAGAGCAGAAATATACAGATTAGAAACAGATGCAAGACCAGTTACTACTGGTATAGCACAAGAAACTAAAGGTCAAGGTGGTTTCGCTAACGCTGATGCTTGGATGGAGAACTGCGAAACCTCTGCAATAGGTAGAGCATTAGCTAACTGGAAGTATCAAGGTAGCAATAAACCTAGACCAAGCAAAGAAGAGATGAGCAAATCTGCACCTAAAGTAGAGGTGGAGAAGAAGCCAGTAGCTAAACCTAGTGAAGCAGAATTAGAATCTATGAATAAAGTTGTAGATGAAATGGTTGCAACACCTAAAGCGAATACTCATGCTAACGCAGAACAAATTAACCATGTTATATACAAAATGGTAGATGATAAATCTGTAGCAGATAGTATTAAAGCAGAGGTTTACCAGGAAGTAATAGAAAAGGGTTTCTCAACAGAGGTAGAAGACTGGACCAATGATGAAGTAGGTAAGTTCCTAGACTTGTTTGAAAAGAAGAGCGAACAAGTAGAGCAAAAGGACTTAGTTAGTGAGGTATTTGGTGTAGTAGAGGACAAGAGTAGCGAACTTAAACTATGTCCTCAATGTAACAAAGCAGAAAACATAGAGGATAACAGAGATAAAAAAGCATCTGACCCAAAGTTTTCTAAGATACCTGACTTCGCATGTTCTAGTTATGGACAGAACAATGGTTGTGGTTGGGGTGGTTACATAGGTGGCTATGGAGATAAAGAAGTTCCAAGCACATGGCTTTAGAAAAAGCTAATTGGAAAGGTGCAGATAAATTAAAAGCTAAGTTAAAGGAGAAATTCCCTAACTACAACTTTGATTTACCTGCACCACACGATACAAAATGCAAGAGTCCTTTAGAGTGTAAAGGTATGAGTGGAAACATAACTTACTATGATAACGAAGGTAATGTATTTTGTGGAAGAAGATACAAACAAGCAAAAGATGACAACCCTTATGACTGGAGTTATAGAGAGTGTCATGCTTTATTAAAAGAAAATAAACAAGGAGGAAAACAAGATGAAATCCCATTTTGAAGAGAACGAAGAATCAAACTATGGGTTTGATGGATTAAGAAGAATATTCAGTGAGCTAGAAATTGATATGGGTAACTGGGTATCTACTAAAACAAATAAAGAACGAGGTGGCTTAGAGTTTAATTTACCTAATGCAGTAGGAGAAATATATTTAAACTGGGGAGACCTATACAATGTTGATTTAACCTTAGTTCATAGTCAAAGAAAGTTTGATGAGACAGTTAGGTTAGATGAACTCAAACACATTATAAAAACTTTAGAGGAACAAAGAGAAAAACATATTGATGCTATTAGAAATATGCTAATGAAAGCATTTAAAGAAAAAGAATCAGTTGTATTTCAAGGTAAAGAAGTTCCACTAGAGGAAGAATGATGGAGCATAGCGATAGACCTTATCATGATAGAGTTAAAGACAAAGTAGGTAAAGAAGCAGAGGATATGTTTGAACTATACCTAGGACAACTGGGTTTAGTTAAACAAAAGGACTGGTTAAAAACTGCTACAAGTCCATGGGAGCATGAGATACCTTTGTTTTGGTTTTATACAGACATTATATTAGTTCCTGATTACTTAGTATTTATTGAAAACGAATTGCGATTATGCGAAGTAAAAGGAACTAGGAATATAAAGTTTGAAGACTACTTAAAGATGTATCAGATGCACAAGAAAGCTAAGAACTTTGATGGTGTTGAGGTAGGTATGTATTATTACAACAGTTACTTCAGAGGATTCAAATGGATTCCATTTGTAGAACTACAAAAGATGTGGAAACAAATGAAGCATGTAGGAACTTATCCTGAAAAAGATTTCAGAGGTAAGCCTAAGTTGTATAAAAGATTACCTTTATAGAGGACAGTAGTTATCCCATCCTTTATCACTTATTGTAAAAGTAAGAACTCCTGGATGAGACCATAAACCAGTTCTCTCTGTAAAGTCTATACTCTTATCAATACTTGGAGCTTGAAACCATGTTCTATCTCCTTGTTGTTTCATGCGAAGATGATGATAGTGTGCAGTTACAAGTATCTCTGCATCTCCAGGTGGTAAGAAACCATACATCTGACCCTTCCACCAATTTTCTATTTTGTTTTCAGGATTACCACCACTTCCACCAGTCATGTGTCCATGTGTAAAGCTAATTTTCTTACCTTTGATGATTAAGGTTTGATGAAATCCATCAGGAATATTGACTTCAACTTTACCATAGCGAACTAGATTAGCGTTCATTATTTCATTACATATTTGTAAGTGCATAGTATCAGAGTTATCTAATCTTGATGTAGATACTTGACCTTTACTGGTCCTACTCATCTCTCCATGATTACCAGGAACTCCAGTTAAAATTAATTTAGGTGCGTGTTCTATAAAAGTATCTACAGTTTTCATAACCATAGACCTAGCTAATGCGTATTGCTCAATTAATGACAACGAAACATTATGTGGTTGGCTCTCATAAAAATGTGGTGTACAGTTTTCTGTGAGGTCGCCAAGTCCTACCATATATATCTCATCTATCTTGACACCTAGCTTACGCAAGTCCTTGATTCTATTGACACCATCCTGTAAAGCTCTGTCATATCTTTTAATGGTGTTCTCAACTCCATAATCACGCTTACCCAACTGCCAGTCAGACATAAACCACATGAACGCAGTATCTCCTGTATCAAACTTCTTAGTTATAGGTGGTTTCTTACTTGCTTGTTTGAATAATTGCTGAAAATACTTGTCATGTCCTGGTCTTTTCTTCTTAACAATACCTTTAAACGCATAAAAGGTTTCTGTTTTACCACCTTTAAGTTGGACATTCCAACTAGATGCACGAACTGAACCTTCTATTTCATAGTGTTTAGGGTCAAATCCCCATTCAAGTAATATAGAATCAAATTTGTTTCTATAGTCTGGGTCTGTTCCAACATGTGTGATTTCTCCAAATCCAGTCTGTTCGTTAACTTCAAGTCCTGGTTGCCACCCTGACTTATAAAAGTTATTTCCCCATTCTTCAGGAATATTTGGCATACTTCCTCCTTTTGCCCTGTTACTTTAAGTATACAGTGCTAGTGAGATAGTTTTTTATTTAGAAATTTTTTTAGTTGGTGTTGCAACTTTCTTTTTTGCAAATGTTTTCAACACAGATAACACAGCAGCACCACCTGCTAAGGCAGCTACTTCTAATGTGCTAATATCTACACCTAATGCAGGTGTAATAACTAATGTTGAAGCAAATGTTTCTACAAAAGTCCACAAGCAACGCTCTAATAGGTCTTTATATTCTTCACTCATTGTATTATTCTTCCTAACTTTAATTTATTTTCTATGTTCTCTAGTTTAGCAATAATTGTATCAAGTTTCTTCTGAATAAATTGTGGATGTATCATTTCTGCACCTGTTGCATTAGATAAATCTTCAGCAGTTATGTTAGTTGTACTCTTTAATAATGATGTATCTACTTTATCCCACTCAATTATCCATTGTCGCCAAGCATCTCCAGGACAAGCAGTTTGTTTAAACGAACTATGTGGTCTTAACTCTCCTTTGACTTGTGAGTAGAGCCACTTAACAGATTCAATAGCTTTATCTGATGGCTTGTCTGTAGGATTGATACCACCCAACCAACACACAGCAACATAATGCTTGTTATTAAAGTTAATTTCTTCCCTACTATTGCCACCTTGTGCAGCACTTCTGTTACCC